TCAGTATATACTGGAGCGCGTTAGAGAGTCGGAGTTGTATAAAGAGAGGTTTAGCGTGCTTCAAGATAAAGCCGATGATATGGCGTTGGATAAGGCAGATGGGGAAGATGACCCTGTTACCGAAGCGTTGAGAAAGGCTGCGGTGAAGGCAGCAGAGACTAATATATCAATGTTGGGTTCGGATAGTGAGAAGGTAGCTCAGGCTAGTGCATGGGATATATTAGATCGATCTGGACATCCAAAGACTGCACGTTCCGAGGTGACGCAGAAGGCTAATGTTACGGTAGATGAAGCTACGATGCGGGCTTTGGGAGATGCCTTGGGACTGGTGCAGAAGACAGCTGGAGATGCGGATAAAGATAGCGAAGTTGTTATCGATGGTGAGGGCAAGGTAGATGAGTAGGATTTCACTTGAGGATGCGATTCAGCGGCACTATGGCATGACAGTTCCAGAACTGCGTGCTAAGGCATTGTCTGATTCGTTTGTATTCTCAAAGGGAATCGCGGGATTTAGGCGTCTTGGAGATGCACACAGGAGGGCATGTGGTATATTAGATGCTCCAGATATCGAGGAATTTGGGATGGTAATGCCTCGTGCAACTGGAAAGTCTAGCACAATCAAAGGAAAGTTGTTACAGTTGATTTGTAAGTACCCCAATATCCGCATTCTATATATATCCAAAACACAAGGTCGAGCAGCAGCAGGTGTACGGGACTTGCGGAATCGCTTGATGGGCATTGATGCAGTTCTCCTTCCAGTACTGTTCCCGGAAGTAGTACCTAAGAACAAGCATGAAGTTAGGTGGTCTGGTGCAGCGTTTGAGGTTAATAGAACTCGCTCCTGGGATGAAGCTACGGTAGAAGCTGCTGGTGTGGGCACGAATAAGACCGGTTTCCACTATGATGTACTATTCTTCGATGATCCACTGTCTCCGGATAAAGATGACATTCGTGCGGAGGATATTATGTTCTCCGATGAAGAAGTGCAGAAGGTCATTGGTTATATGCAGCTGACTACGCTTGGTATGTTTGAACCTAAGGGATTGCACCTTACCCTATTTGCAGGCACTCGCTATGCCACGAATGATATTATAAGTTGGATAAAGGATCACTGGCCGCAAATGACAATGTTTGAGGAGACTATTGAAGATAAAGACGGAAACATGATGTTTCCCGAATTTTGGACCCGGAAGATGCTGGATAAGGAGAAGCGAACCAAGGGCAATTTCTTCTTCATGTCGCAGTTCTACAACCGACCTGTTGATTTAACGAATAAAGTGTTTAGGATGGAGGACATCCAGACATTTGATCGCGCACCGAAGTTGAAGAATGGATTTGTGTCAATTCAGATCGATCCATCTCAGGGCAAATCAGGAGCCCGCGGAAGGAAGAAGTGTGCAACTGCGGTTTCGGCGTTTGTTACTGCTGACGATGGCAGGTTGTGTGTGTTGGATTATCACAAGGGTGCATATGGACTGGCCGCTACGATCAAGCATGCACTTAAACTCGCGGATAGATATGACCCTGATGTTATAGGGTTTGAGTCAGTTGGGGCACAGGATTGGATTGAGGCAGAGCTGCGAAATGCACAGAGACAAGGTAAACGTAGGTGGAGGATAGAAGCAATAAAGAGGTCTCGTGTTAGCAAAGATGCAAGGATTCTTGAGATTCAACCCTCCGTGCAGAACCACGATTTGTATTTGAGGCCGTGGATGCAAGAATTGCGGCGGGAGTTAGATGACTTCCCGTATGGTGAAAAGGATCTGCTAGACAATCTTGCAGATCATATTAAGTTGACTAACAAATATGGTGCATCTCTCCCGTATCAGATTCGTGTTAGAGGTTTGGGTGATGCTGAAGTTACAGCTGATTCTATCCCAAATGATACTGGGGATGAGAAGTACTCCGTGATTTATATGGTTCCTTCTCCTGATGGTACATCTGGATTTGTCCTCTCCGTTACAAAGCATGAAGATGTGTTGTTCGTGACAGATGCAATTAGCCTTGGGGAGGGTGACTTCGACCTTGCAGGGATATTGTTGGATGCGGTTAAGGGCAGACAAGTTGTAACTTCGCGGGAGGTATGGAATACGTTCTTCAAGGGTAGTGGTATATCTGCGAGGAAGCGTGATTTGCGCTCGAAGTTTCCTGCTGATGCGGCTGTAGCAAGGATCAGCCGTGGTGATGTGAAGTTAGCAGAAGCTGCATCAGTACTCACAGGTTATGCTACACCGCTTGGATTGGAAGCGATTGAGTTCATGGCAGAGAATTGTGGTAAGAAGAGTGGTCTTCAGGTGATTCCAGTATGACAGGTGAAATTAAGACTACAGTTGTCCCAATCAACACACCGCATAAAGCACATATGCAGGCTACTATCATGTCTGACATGGCCGTTGTGCATAAGCTGCTGAAATCTCGGGACGATCCTAAGGATCAATTAGAGGAGGGTGATTACGAGTACCATGAGCCTCCTTATGAGCCTCAAGATCTTGTAGATTTAATGAGTATGAGTATTACACATGCTAGATGTGTCAAGACGAAGGCTGCGGATGCTGCGGGAATCGGGTATAAGATCGTTGGGTCTGATCTTGACAAGCTTCCATCTCCGGAGAGTATCAAGACAATTAGGGAGTTCGTGCGGCATATACACAGGCGTCTTGATTTGAATACAATCTTGGAGGAGGCGGTAAAGGATAGAGAAAGCATCGGATGGTCGGTGATAGAAGTGATTCGTAATGTAGAGGGTAAAGTAGCTCGTCTTGAACCGGTACCTGCACATAGTATCCGTGTGTTGAAGGGCAATCACGAAACCAGAGCAACGTTTGTGCAGATATCTGATACAATGCCTAATGTGTACTTTCAGGAATTTCCAGACAAGTATGTGGATGGCAAGCCGAATTTCATAGATGCAGATGATGGAAAGACCCCTATGGAAAGCGTCTTGGATAGTGCAACGGAGTTGATTTTTTGGCAGAAAACTCATACATCCGCTACTCGTTGGTATGGGTTGCCTGATATCATTCCAGCATCTGGTGATTTGGAGGGCATACGGAAGATCAGGGATCGCTTCTTGTCTTTCTTCGACAATAGCTGCATTCCGAGGCATGCTATAGTAATCCGTGGTGCGGAAGTAACTCCTGAAGTGCAACAGACGATTGAGACATACTTTAAGACCAACTTCAAAGGCGATCCACATAGGACTTTGATATTGTCTTCTGACGATCCGGAGTTCGATGTTAAATTTCATAAGGTGGAAGTGGAACAGGTTGAAGCAGATTATAGAGGAACGAGGAAGGATCTCAGGGATTTCATCCGGCTAGCACACGGCATTCCACCTTCGATTCTGGGCATTGAAGGTGGGTCCAGTGTAGGCGCTGGCTCTGGTATTAGTCAGGCTGAGAACTACATGAATCGTATTGTTACTCCCACACAACGAGGGTTGCATAAGATTCTAGATGATATCGTGGAGTTTGGTCTTGGTATTAAAGATGCTGTGATTCGTTTGGAGAAGCCTGATATTCGAGATCTTAACCTGGAGATGCGGCGGGATACACAGTATCTATCTCATGGTGTGTTTAGTGTCAATGACATATTGAAGGCTATGGGGAGGCCTATAATTCCTGGCGGGGATAAGCACTATGTTTGGTCTCGACGGACTGCTCCACAAGAGGTTGGAGGGGAGACGAAGCCTATTAAGAAGCCAGATACACCTTATGGTGCAGATCGAGAAGCTGAAGGTGGTAGTGGAGGTGGCGGTGGAGCTGTCTCCGATATGAATAGGGCTTAATGCAGAATGGGAAAGACTATGGCAAAGCGACCTGGTGGCGGAAATAGGCCTCAGGATGGACGTGGTGCAGGACGTGGAACTCCTGGTGGTCGTCGAGGCGGCAGGAATGCTGGAGGTTGTAGGAGTGGTGGTCCTGGAGGTGGTAAGGGCGGAGGTAAAGGCGCGGGTAAGAATCGTATTGGGTAGTGATATCGTTCATGCGATGAACGGAATCACAGATACTCCCTGGCGCCGTGCAGGAGCATATGTAAGTCGTGGCGTCAGTATTTATTACACGAGGTATGTGATACGACTGTGAAAGAGCTTGTAGAGTAGGAGTGATCTAGTGCTTAACGGTTTGGTGGACAAAGTGAAGGATGCTGTTTCTGCTCTGGTAAATGGAGCTGTTACGGATAATCTGGACTTTACAGCTCAGGACACGTGGTTGCATCATGTTGATGATCTTGTAAAGAGTGACATGAAGATATTTGATGTGTCTTTTGCGGACGGTGTGGCTGCATACACCGTCCAGAGGCATTTCATTGGTAAGAGTGCACAAGATATATTGAATATCGATGTTGGAGATGGACGTCTGTTACGCTGGGCGATTGTGCGCGAGTCTGCAAATGCAGCAGTGTCAGTTGCTAAGGATGTTGGGGAGACAGACTTGTCATTGAATGATCGAATATGCTTTCCTATGAAGGCTGGAACCAAGCCGTGGCTACACTTTGAGGGAGTTCAACCTATTGGTACGCCTGGGGCGTCGAATTTTGATCCCGGAGTGTATGTGTTAGTGGACAAGGGCACATTGAAGTTGGGTCCACAACTGCCATTCCGTAGGGAGTATGTGTTAAGCGGTGAGAAGGTACAAGGAACGGTTATACTACGCATCCAGAAAGTTGACGTGCCAAAGGATGCACGATTTGGAGAAGGAATTTTAACTCCATATATCTGGGGCATGACTATTGACGAGCATGATAATGAAGTTGAAAAGCATCCGGGTGGGAATACGAAGATGGTGTTCAAATCTGTCGGCGAAGAGCCTGAATATATAATCGGAGGCATTGTGTATCCAGCAGATGCGACAGATGCACATGGGGATACTGTTACAAAGGAAGACGTATGGGGACTGATGAAGCACTACATGCTACATGGACGACAATTCTCAGTCACACATCACGGACGGAATGTAGACTTGCCCATCATCGAGAGCTTCCAAGCTGAAGTTGATACGGTCAAGGGTGGAGAACCCCTTCCCGCGGGTGCGTTTTGGCTTGCCGTCAGCCTCGCTGAGGAGCAAGACCTGTTTAAAGATGTACAAAATGGAGTGATCAATGGATGGAGTATCGAAGGCACGGCTTTAGCAAGAAAGATAGGTGATGTAGTGTGACGCCTAAAAGGCGGCTGACTGATCTGATTGTAGATTTGATCGCATTGGTCAAGGGTCCAGCGACTGGACTTAGGTTTGCAGTTATTAAGAGCCACAAGGGAGGTGATGAAATCGTGGATAAGCTTTATCAACTGATACAGGAAATCTGTAGTGACGACTCGCTAGAGCAGATGGAGAAATCAGCCATCCCGAAAGAAGCTGTTGAGGCTGCGACGGGTGCCCTTACAGTGTTAAAGAGCGTCATGGGTGATCTTCCTGCGGATGCACAAACAGCCATTAAGCTTCTGGTGAAAACCGCCGGTTATGGACACGTTCCTGCGAAGAAGAGTGCAGCTCCGGTTACGGAAGATAAGAATGAGTTCGTTGGCATGCTTGAAGAGATGCAGACTCAACTCACCGACGCAAACGGGAAGTTCGCTGCAGCGTTGGGCGAGGTTGAGAAATCGAAAGAAGTAATGTTGGCCGTTCAGAAGTCAATTCAGACCTTTGGTGATCGGCTCAAGACCGTTGAGACGGCTACTGGAGAGACAAGATCAAAGGCGGCAGATGCTGTACGGAAACCTGTCGAGAAGGAGAAAGAAGTAGAGCCTGATATTTGGGCGAGTACCATTCCGGGTCGAGTGATGCTCTAACTCGTGGAAGTTGAGCGGACTTGCATTTCTTTTGTAACCACATGGAGGGAGGTGAGAAACAGTGGATAAGGATGAAAAAGTAGTTGTTGTAAAGGGCTCTTTGGACGAGGTTCGAGAGCAGATTCGTAAGGCAGTTGTTAACTCGACGAATTTGCCTAACGTGATCTTGAATCGTTTGCAGATTGATGCATTCATCGATGAGACAGTCGATCAATCCGTTCTTCTGAAGCACATCCGGATCGCGAAGAGAAAGGAACCTTCTGGCGAAATCAATAGGTTGTATTTTGATGGGCCAGTGACCGAAGATGCTACTTTGGCGCATACCGAGCGGATTCCATCTGAGACTTATGTTCAATATGACACGAAGAAGTTGCGGTCTTCGTTTGACCTGACTTCCGACTTCATGGAGGACATTAAAGCTACGTCTCCGGCAGATGCCAGGAAGAATATCGCTAAGATGTTCACAGCTCAAATCGGCAACGATATGGAGCAGTTGAGCGTTGAGGGTGATGATTCTATTGCCACTTCTGCTACGGCGAGTGATCGCCTTCTGCGGGCGAACGATGGATTCTCGCAGCTCATGGACGACAATCTACCCGCTGCACAGGATATCGACGCTGCAGGTGCGAGTGTCTCGAAGAAGCTGTTCTTTGATATGCTCCAAAGGCTTCCGAGTAAATGGAAGCGTGCTAAGCCGAAGTTCCGATACATCCTGCCGCCCGCACTTGCGGAACAGTGGGTATATATCATCAGTGAACGGTCTACGCCGGCTGGTGATAGTGCCATGTCTGGAGTAACCATCAAGCCGTTTGGTGTACCGCTTCTCGAAGTTCCGTTGATGCCGACTGACTTAACGTACGGTACTGGAGTCACTGACGGTGCTGAGATTTGGCTCTGTGATCCCAAGAACCTTGTTGCCATCATTCAAAGGGCAATTAAGTGGGAATGGGAACGCAATCCTCGTGGAGACACGTGGGAAGCTACCATCCATACAAGAACAGACTACCTGATTGAGATTGAAAAGGCAGTCGTGAGGGCTAAGAATGTTTCCCTTACTGGATCAGCTTATACAGGATAAGAGTGTGGTCTACAACAGAGGCCCAGTAAAGCCAATGCCTAGGGGAGTACTCCCAAGTGCTCCTCTAGGAATTGCCCAAAAGCGCATTCTCCTCCGGCGCGGTGGCGCACTAGGGGACGTATTGTTTTCGACTGTAGTGGCATCTACTATCCGATCTCAACAGTCACGATGCTCGATTACATTCGCGTGTTCAGATTGGATTGCTCCCCTAGTGCGTCGCATACCGGAGATTGATAATGTAGTGTCTATATCAGATGCTAGGAGACCAGAGTTCATCAAGGGATTTGATTATTTCATCGACTTCACGGGGGTGCTGGAAGGCAATTCCGCTGCTAAGAATACGGATTACTTCCAACTACACCTTGAGCGTGCAGGCATTGAAGGATGGCCTTTGGTGATGCCTAATTTTAAGCTGCCCTCAGGGTCGAAGAATTACCTTGCAATACACGTTGGCGGATCTAATGATAAGAAGAAGTGGCCGATTTCGCACTGGAATGCTCTCATAAAGGATTTAGAGATGAGATCAGTGCGGTTCGTTCTATTAGGAGATGGTGGAGACTGCCATCCAGATGTAAGTGATCCTCAAAGCGATTTGATTGGCAGTACTGATATCGTTGAGGCATGTAAGATCGTGGCTGGTGCGGCTCTGTTTGTAGGAACCGACTCGGGACTGTTGCATTTTGCTGGCATGAATGGAGTCCCAACGTTTTCTCTGTGGGGAGCATTTAATCCACTATTGACAATTCCAAATTATGACAATGCAAGTTATGTATCATGGAATATAGAATGCTCTCCGTGTTTAGAGCTAAATCCAAAATCGTGCCGTTGCGGCTTTAGGTGCATGACTGCGTTGAAGCCACAGATGGTATATACGAAGTTGTGGAATCATTCAGCCATTGCTCATGCTGTGCATCGTGAGAATGCAGTGATTAGCGTTCCTGCGCCGTCTCATATAGAGATGAATTCAAATGCTAAGTATTTTCATGCTGGGCAGTCGGTGGATAAGTTGCCTGAGGATCGTGGGAGTGTAGATGTTAGTATCATCATTCCAAACAAGAACACAGCAAAGTTTCTTCCCGCGTTGTATGATACGATTGATAAGAATACAGGTAAAGTGTCATATGAAATTGTGCTTGTTACTGATGGAGATGCACCGTATAAGCCACAAGTGGGAACGGAGATTGTGTTAGAACAAACGCTTGGATATTCTGGTGCTAATAACGCTGCTTTTGCTGTGGCTGATAAGGGTAGTGAGTTCATCTGCTTGTTGAATGCTGATGTGGAAGTTGAGGAGAATTGGTTGCAGCCGCTAGTTGATTTCCTGCGTATGAATGAAGATGTTGGAATCGCTGGTAGTATGCAACATCGATTTAATGGTAGAATCGAGTCGTTAGGAAGTCGCTGGGATTGGTCTACAGAACACTTTCCTCACATTGGGTATGGAAAGATAAAACATCCAGATATGGATGCTCCATGTGAGAGAGAGATGATAACATTCTCTGCTGTTTTGATACGGAGAGATGTGTGGACACAAGTTGGAGGACTGGATACCATCTTTGGCGCTGGATATTGGGAAGATTCTAATTTCTGCCTAAAGGCTCGTGAACTAGGCTGGCGGATATTCTGCGTTCCCGAGAGCAAAGTCAAGCATCATGTTGGTGGGAGTAAGTCTGTTCCCCGTGGTATGAGAGAGCGGAATCAGAAGATATTCCGTAATCGCTGGGTTTATAATGGACTTGTAGACAAGTTCCGCCACCAAATAGGTATTCGCCATCATAAGAACAAGATCGTAGCTTGTTATATTGTGTTGAATGAGGAGGAGTATATACAAGCCAGTTTGGAGAGCATCTACGATTTTGTCGATGAGATAGTTGTTGTAGAGGGAGGAAACAACTATGCTATAGACGCTGGACTTTGTGGTGCAGACAAGCGTAGTACGGATCACACTGTTGAGCGGATACAATCGTATCCAGATCCACAAAAGAAGATAAAGTTGATTCAAGGTGATTGGGCCACGAAAACTGATCAGCGAAATGCGTATGCAGATAGATTACGTGCAGGGGATTGGATGTTCCTCATGGATGGGGATGAGGTGTTCTTTGAAGACGGTTTGTGGAGAGCATCTGCGTTGATGCACCACTTCGACATCATCATGCCTGGGTTTTATCTGTTTTGGAATGATTTTTATACAATCGGCACATCTGTGTGGGAGAGCTTCCTGCAGACGAAGATCGTACATTGGCGGGAGGACTTTAAGTACATTAACCACAACTGTCCATCTGATTCCACCGGCAAGTTGATAGTTAGAAATCCGGCATATAAGAAGTGGCGGCATCAAGGAGAGCGGCTGTATGCACATTATAGTTGGGTGAAGCCGGTAGATAAACTCCGTGCAAAGGCAGAGTACTATCGACACCAAAAGGGACATTCTCCTGTTGTTAGTGATTATATGGAGAAGGTGTTTTTAGCATGGAGAACTGATCC